ACGCCATGGACGTGCTAACATCTTTCCCTGATGCCATCAAGAGTGACCGGCTTGGTTATGTCAAAGGCTACTTGGTTCGCTTTGGTGATTCCAAAAGCGCAGACCTCGAAGGGGACTATTTCACGCAGTCAACCGACTATGGATTCCCGATGGAATCCGGCAAGCGCGTACCTTTGAACGTCTACTATCACCACGGTATGGATCAAATGGTAGGGAAGAAGTCTATCGGTACCGGTTACATCAAGATGGACGATACCGGCTTGTGGTACGAAGCGCAGCTAGACTTAGCCGACGAGTACGGCAGCATGATTGCCAAGCTCTGCAAGCAAGGCAAGATGGGTTTTAGTTCCGGTGCCGCTGCTCATCTGGTTGAGCGCAAGAGCATGGGTGGTGCTTCCGAGATTGTTAGATGGCCTATCGCTGAGGCATCGATTACGCCGACACCTGCCGAGTATCGTAACAGTGTCAAGAGCCTTGAGGAGTACTACGGCATGGGCGAGATGGAAGATGAAGAAGAGATGATTCCTGAGCCGATGCCAGAGCAAAGCCCGGAAGAATACGCCGCTGAGTTATTCAAGATGGCAGAATCGGATCTAATCCATGAAGGCATGGAAGCCTACTACGAGGCTATGTCTGAAGGTATCGCTATGGTGGCTGATGCTTCAATGGCTGACGCTATCATCAATGAGTTTGCGAACCGTGCAAAGCAGCTTTACGCCATGCACGGAGCTAAATGTATTCACCCCGCTTCACTGCGTGGTGTTGAACGTCGGCTGCGGGATGCAGTCGGTTTGTCACGGTCAAGCGCCAAGCGTTTGGCTCCAGTAGTCTGGGAATCTCTGCGGGACGCAGACCAGCCTGAAGAGCAGCCGTCTATCGTAGTCGAGGCGAAAGCCCATGATATTGATGAGCGAGCCGAACTGCTCGCCCGTCTGGAGTTGTTACAACAACTATGAACCTGACACAACTACAGAATCAAAAAGAATCTGTGCTTGCTACCGCACGGGAACTTGCTTCCGGTAACGGTGACCTTGCACAGGTCAAGAGCCTGATGGCAGAAGCCAAGGGCATCGAAGAGCGCATTGAGACTATCAAAGCACTCGGACAGGGACACCCAGTGGCAACAGAAGCACCAGCAGAGCAACCATGGAAGAGCGGCGGTATCGGTCGCAATCCTTTCGTCGGCACCCGTGATGAAGCCAACTTTAAGGCTTATGCATGGGGTCAGTGGGGACGCTCTATCATGGGCAACCGCAAGGCAGCTGACTGGGTAAAAGCCAACCTCAAGGCACAGAGCGAAGGCACGACAACCGCTGGTGGTTTCACCGTACCGGATCCACTGTCGAGCGACCTCATCTACCTCCGTGAGCAGTTCGGCATTGCTCGCCAGAACTGCCGCATCTACCCGATGAGTTCTGACGTTCTCAACGTTCCAAACGCAACGGCATCGACCACGGTTTACTATCCGGGTGAAAACACCGCTATCACGGCTTCCGACCTTACATTTGCACAGGTCAACCTTGTAGCCAAGAAACCATCCGTGCTTACTCAGGTATCCAAGGAACTGGCAGAGGATAGCATCATCGACTTTGGTGCAACCCTTGCCCGTGATATGGCTTATGTCTTGGCTAAGGAAGAAGACCGCGTTGTTTTCAACAACGCAGTAGACTCCACGAGCGGCCTCGATGGCATCCTTTATGCCGTCTACAGCAGCAACGCGACCAAGGCTAATATTGCTTCGCTTCAGGTCTTCACGACCGGCCAGACAATCACGTACAGCCCGACCCTTGCCAACCTTAAGGGCATGGTTGCAAAGCTCCCGACATATGCTGCACAGGCTAAGTGGTTTATGCACCGTGAGATTTGGTACAACGCCATCGCTCCATTGCTTGATGCACTTGGTGGGAACTCGATCATGGACATCCAGAATGCATACGGCCCTACGCCTATGCTTTATGGTTACCCTGTCGTGTTTGTCCAGAACATGGCTAAGACCTTGGCTGCCACCACGCCTTACATCCTGCTTGGTGATCTGAGCATGGGTACAGCGTTTGGTGACCGCCGTACGGTTACGATTGAAGTTAGTGACCAATACTACTTCAATCAGGATGCGCTCGCATTTAAGGCCACGGAGCGTTTCGCTTTCAAGGCGTTTGACATCGGCAACGTTGATGCAACCGCAGCCAACCGCGTACCTGGTTCGCTTATCGTCGGAGCATCCGCAGCTACATAAGGCTAGCGGTTCACAGCCTAAGACCCTCGGCAGACGTGCCGGGGGTTTTTACTTTTTAAAAATAATCATGTGGGATACTAACCCCATGATGACCAGAGCCGAGGCAATCGCACAAGTTTCCTTATTTGTGTCCGCTCAAAGTTACCCGCAGATGTCTACTACCGACATCGGCTCAATCCTTGATTCCTTTTCCCGCTTCAGTACTTGGACAGCGGCAACGGTCTACGCCGTCGGTGACCGTGTGGTACCTACAACGCCCAACGGGAGGGTTTACGAATGCAGGGTAGCCGGTACCTCAGGGGCTACACAGCCTGACTTTCCGGTCTATTCACCGTACCAAGTCAAGGGCTTTACGCTGGAAGATGGCACAGGTGACCCGACCTTGATGTGGGTAGACCAAGGTCCAATTAATACCGAGCGCTACGATGTGCGCACCGCAACACGCCAAGCATGGCTGATCAAAGCATCAAGGGTAGCCGCAGACATCGATGCCAAGGAAGGTACGAGCGACGTAAAACTCTCTCAACTGATGCAGAACTGCCTAACCATGGCAGACAAGTTTAGACCGGTGGTGTTCGCGTGAGCCCTATCCTACGCGCAACCATAAGCGCTGGCATGGTTCGTAACCTCTGCCAAGACCGTGTAGAGATTCACCGCTTCACCTTGACCGAAGACGGGCGTGGTGGTGTCACTGAGACATGGCGCAAGGTTGCCGAGTACAACGCCAGGTTGACCAACCAATCAGACACAGAGAGCATTGTAGGCGGTGGCATCCAGTCATCTGCACAGTGGACGCTGATTGTTGCTGTTAGTGCTGATGTCATGCCGCAGGATAGGGTTTACCGTGTCGGTGATGACTCGAAGTATTACGATGTGATCGGGTCAGACTTTGGGCAGACGGAGTTGCTTGTGCAGCACGTTGGATTAGTGGAGCGTACATCATGACAGCATCGGAATGGACTACGATAGGCATCAGTGTTTCGGGTGCTGTTATCAGCCTACTGGTCTACATCATCCAGTTCCTACACCGTATGGACAAGCGTGGAGCGGTAGACACGGCAACGATCAAAGACCACGGGCATCGTATCGGTAGGCTTGAAGGTGCAACCAGCGAACTGAAAACGCAGGTTACAAAGTTGGAGGCGAAGCAATGAACAGCATTAGCATCAAGCGCTTGGTGGTCGTTGTGATCGTGGCATTCGTAGCTGCTTTCACTTCCGTGTTTGGTGATGGGGTCCGAACATCTGAAGCCAAGGACATTTCCGAGCTGGGCGCAGTGCTGGCACTCTACGGCTCGAAGGCGGTAGCGGCGGGTGTCTCCGCTGCGGTTTCATCTGTGCTGGCGTTCTTGACGATGCCGTTCAAGGGTGTGCAAGCAAATGCGATGAAGGTGGGCAAATGAACCTGCAAAACTTTAGGATTGAAAAGGAACCAGCACCATCCACCGACTGGCTGGTCTTTGGTGACATTACAGATGATGCAGGGAATATCCTCGGCACGTTTGGTCAAGATGGCACCTCAGTTAATATCTGGTGGGTTCAGCAAGATGAGCAATTTCAATCACTTATTGTCAATCAGTTTGCGCTGATTATGGCTCAGCAGATTGTTAGTGGAGATGCCGAGTAATGGCAATATATTATGTTCGACCGGGCGGTACTGGCAGTGGTACTGGGCCAGCAATAGGGCAGGCGTGGGGTACTTTTCAGGCTCCATTTACCGCCGGTAGTGGAGTGACTGGCGGTGATACCGTTTACATCGCACCGGGTCATTATCAGGAAAAAGTAGTAATCGGTATTACTAACCCGACAAGCACTGTAAATGTTATCGGTGATGTTTCCGCTAGTCAGTTTAGCGGCTTATCGGCTGGTCTGGTTAGGCTTTCAGGTTTTACCTCAGCAGGTAATGTCGCTGCTGGTTTGACTTCACCGCAGTTAACTGGGACATCTAAAGACTTTTTGTCGTTCTCAAATATTATTTTTGAAGGTAGTCCAAGTGGTGCTGTTGGTAGCGCGCTTGTTCGATTTGTAACATCAAAAAATATATCTTTCACAAAGTGTCTATTTGTTAATGATGTCTTTGCCTCATCGACTGGTGAAGGCACGTTGTTAAATATGACAGCACCAACAGCCTCCGCTGGTAATTACACATTTTCTAAATGTGTATGGGTTTTCTCTGGACGCATTCCGATATTACTTTCTGGTAACAATGTCTCAGATACAACGTCTTTTAAAGATTGTTTAGTAACTGGCGGTAATGCGGAAGGAGTCTTGTTAGCATCAATACAAGTAGCAATACGCAACTGCACATTTACTGGAAACAGTAACGCAACGGGGACATTATTTTTCACAAGTGGTAGTGCAACGTTTCCATCAACAGTTCAAAACTGTTTATTTCTAAACTGTGGGCTAGGTATTACCGGCACCACAACGACAGTATTTGAAGATTACAACCGTTTTGTAAGTTGTAGCATAAACCGTAGTGGTGTGAATACTGGGTTAAATTCTACTTCAGTTGGTGCGTCACGTCTTGATTACGGCTATAGCCGTATAGTCGGACTTAACCCTATTGATTTCTTTGGTCCACAACAAAGTAGTCCAAATCAAGCGTTTGGGTCAGCGTCAGGAGCCGAAGCCACAGACGTAATGTCTATCCCTTGGACTGGCGCAACACCAGATAGTGGATACCAGACATATAATGCATACACTTTTTATTACCAGCCAACCGAGCGGAACGCATCCGCTATCACCATCGCTCCTGGCTCCACATCTCAAAGCATCGAACTCTACCTCGGTGCAACAGGGCTAACCTTTGCCACCTCCGGCCTAGCGGCCTACTACGTCCGCAACCAATCGGCTCCGGTGGCTATAACGCTGGTCACGCAGACAGCGACAGGCGCGTGGACTTCTGGTGGCTTTGCTGAGATAAGCTCCTCCCTCGTGCCGGGCGTGTATCGGCTTGATGTTCCTAACGCTGCTTTCGCGGCTGGTGCATCTGATGTCACGATCGTGGTGCGTGGTGCCTCTGGTACGAACGGCGCGGTGCTGACGGTTACGCTGAGTAGTGGTGGCTTGACATCTGCACAGACGGCCTCGGCTGTCTGGGATGCAGCGACTGTTGGTTACAACACGGCTACAAACTTTGGTGGTGTCATAATGGAAACAAATGGCGTTGTCAACGGCATTGAATCAACGGTTCAAGACATACCGGGCAACGTCTGGGATGAGCTTAGAACAAACCACACCGCGGCAGGCTCATTCGGTCAGTATGTCAATGCCGAACTGGTTACGCCGGTAACCTCTGCCGCTCTGGTTCGCATGGGGCCTTACGAGGTCAAGGCTGACGGTCTCGGAGCATCTGATCCGCTTGACATCCAAAAGGGCGCACAGCATGGCGTAGACATCCAGTGTGTGGATGCCTTTGGAAGCGGGATAGATATCACGAGTGCAACGGTTACCGCTAAGGTCTACAACTCTGGTGCTACCTTGGTAGACACCTACGCTTGTACGGCAACTTATGCAGCTGATGGCAGGGCAACCTTTGTGATTGATACGACGGTTACCAACACTCCAGGCACCTACACGGCTCT